GATCCGACTGAGACAGTTGCAGATACACCTGTGACATCGACAAGATCAGGTTCACCCCACGCATCTTCGCCCCAAGTGCCTCTACCCCATCCAGTAATATCTGCCACATATTATCTCTATGCGATGCGGATAATTGCGTTTGACGCATCCGCTGTTGGGAATGTAATAGTGAAATCTCCAGAAGTGCTAGTCTTATCACCACCAAAAGCTAAAACACAAACTGCTTTATTAGAAGCACTGCTATTATAAATTAATGCCCCATTTGCTGTGATTGAAGAACTAGAAAACGTTTCATCAGTAAAATCACATAATGCAGTTGTTCCTGACGTTGTTGGGGTAACGCTAGTTAAAGCTTGCCCTGTTGTAGTATATCCTGTGCCTGTAGCAGAAACCTCGTTAGTTGATGAGTACGCAGTTGTACTTGCCCCTAAAGTTGCACTACTTGTATACAATGCGAGTTTAAACGTATTACCCGTGGTAGCAGTAAAATTGTGTGTGCCAACAAGTATTTCCTGTTTAAACGAGGTACACATAGCTGTAGTTATAGACATTATAATCTCCTTAAAATATCAGCCATTTCCTGTTGGCCTTGTTTTTCTAACTCCGCTATCAGAGTTGTCCTGTCACTCTTTATAGCCTCTTTCATATAGTACGATATTGTTTGCAATACATCACGTTTAAACGCTTCTGCCTGTTGAGCTATCAACGGATGACAGTTGCCACCAATATTTATAATTCTTTCGGTTGCTGTTTCTGCCCAAAAATCTGGATCATGTCCTTTGTAATTTGTAGTATGAACCTCAAAAGCACCTAGCTGTAAACCACCTTCAGAACTCATCAGCTAACCTTAACCGCTCTTTGGCCCGTTCTATAAGCATCAGTACGCTCATACCCATCGCCTTCTTTTTGAATCTGACCTAAAGCCACTTCATATTGCTGATTGTAGAACTGTATTACGTCAGGCTCTCCTTTCATAAAAATATACGCTTGAACCAGTGAGCCATACAACATTGCGTTAGTTGCGTTGGTTCCTAACCAGCTTGTACCATCCGATGCAGCAGTTATTGATTCTGGCTTGTAAGAGTAATGAAGCTCTGCTGTAAAGTTAGCATTAGGCGTTGGCCCCACTATAAAAGTGCTTTCATCAAATATTCCGTAATACTTTGGCACTCCAGTCGTTGTACTTACAGGATGTGCTGCTCTTATAAAGTTGACATCCTTAAATATTAAATACTCATAGCCTGAGTTATCTATTGCCAATGAATAGGAATATAAAAAGTCTGAGGGTTTTGATAAATAAAAATTGCCACTGGTTAACGTGCCACTAACATTTTTTCTAAAATCAGGAAGTTGTACCGCTCGTAGTATCTGCTCTTCTGTGGCTTTTACAAAGTTAGCAATGTTATTAGAAAATGTGGTTTCACTATTTTCTGTGTAATCCTTTATAGCCTGAGTAAGTGTTGTATATGTCCACGCCATTAGCTTGTCACCACTGTTACAAATCCAATCTGGCCTTCCATATCAAGACCAACAGTTCTTGAACCAAGTGCGCTGTTACCTCCACCAACAGGATCGAATGCGCCTAGTATCCTGCTTTGCTCTAATGCTTTATCTGGCCTAGGATTACGCAGTGCTTGCGGATCAGACATTTTCATTCTGCCTAATTCGTATTGAGGATTATCTACATCAACAACATCATAGCCAACACGCAAGCCTGTATCCCTGCCATCTCTTATTAGCGGAACAAGATCTTCTAGCTTGTAACGAAAACCAGTTACGTCACAAAAGCCGAAAGCATATTTACCTCTAGCATAAATGCTCAATGTCTATATCCTCCCGGCACAAAATACAACGATCCTTTCTCTCTGTGAGCATCAGAAGCAATACGCCATTCATCTTCATACAGTTGCTTCAATAGTTGTATTCGATCTTTAGACTCTTCCTTCTTCAAACTCAAATGATAGGCAAGCCCTGCAACCAAACAAGGCAAGTATCTTGATGGAACCTCTGGATTAGTACCTGCATTAGCACCTGTATCAGCTATGCGCTCTATGTAGTAGTACACTAAGGTATATGTCTCCTGAGAATCAGGAACAGGCCAAAGGTTAATAGAGTTAGCAGAATCGGCTCTTTCAAGCCAATACTGTAAAGGCTTTGCTGAATCCAGCTTATTTGTCAGATGCGCAAACTGCTTTACAGATATTCTGGTTAAAGATTGATCTGTTTGGCTAGATGTATTTCCAGCATCTGTTCTAATAAACGCTTCAACGATATCTAATATCTTAGCATCTAAAGTATATCTGGCAGTACCAGACGTTAGCGACTGTGTACCCTCTTTTACCGTCCACAAGTTAACGCCACGGTTTTGCCATTCGAGAAACATCAAGTCCAAACTTCTTCGAGCAGTTCTATAATCGTAACCGCTCTTTAGTTCTGAACCCGCTCTCTCAAATGCCTCTTCCATGACATCACCTAAGTCTAGGCTGAATGTGTAGGTAGAAGTCACTAACTACTTCTTTTTTGCTGTAGTTTTTTTAGCTGGTGCTTTCTTTGGAGGCGCAGCTTTCTTTTCTTCAACAGCTGGCTGCAAAGCTTTTAACGCTTTTTCTGCCTCATCTTTTGAACGTGGTTTAGCATCAACTAAGTTGCCGTCTTCATCAACTATCTGAAAGACAGGCTCCATAGTGATAAGGCTATAACCATTTTCAACTAGCTTATATTTACTAGCCATTCAGCCCCCTTTACTTGCGCTTCTTGGTAACGCCGTTCTTTTTCATTTTGCTAGAACCGCCACGCATACCTTTCTTTTTGGTACCGCCTCTCATTCCCATAGGCTTCTTTTTCATAACGCCCATTTTTTTACTGCCGTTTTTCTTTCTCATGCTATCTCCTTTAGCCTGTTATAGAAAAGTTCCCTAGTTTTAAACACATGGTCTGGATTGCTTTCTCCAAATACAGATTGATAGTAATCTGTTCTTTCTAACTTGTATGCTGCTTCATGCAGTTTAGCTAAACGCTGCACATACATCATTCCATATACATAATCGTTAGAAGGCTCGAAGTCCTCACTATCCACAACCTGACTATCAAAATCATCAGGATGAAACCCCATGATCCATAAGTCCCTATCTCCAAACGCTCCGTCTGATATTGCTTCGTTAATAACATCTATCCTTTCGTGATAGGCTGTTTGATCTTCTTCAAATTCCAAATCAACAACGATATCGACATCATAAGCATCATCAAATGACTCTATTGCCTGATACAAAGGTATAAAACTTTCGTTGCGTTTAAACGATATCTTAACTCTATGATTGCTCCATGATGCTGCTGCATATGGACAACCGCTCATTCCGTTATATTCCTCTAACGGTTTCTCTAAAGTTTGTGCCGACCATTCTCTAATTTCTTGTCGAATAGCGATTTCCATGCGTTTAAACGACCCGTTGTATGTCTCTATATAAACCTTTAACAATCGCTTTTAACGATGATTCCGGTGTATTTAAAAACTGCTCTATTGTCATTTGATGGGCGTTTATTATTGCCGTATGAGTTTGAAACGTGACATATCTGCCCTCTTCATCCATCGATATAGATACTCTCACAGGATCTCTTGGATCGCTGAAGACGTAGAAGCAAGCCATCATTTTATTTTCAAACTCGTTAAGCATTAATATCTTTTCACCACCTGCATTACTATGTTGTATACATCTCCATCAGAGTGACCTACCGTAGTAAACTTAACATCTCCAGTTGTACCACTTGCTTTAGTATCAGGTATACCCGTGAACTCTGAAAAGTCTAGGGTATCTGAAAAGTCTGCATTAAGTTGCCAACCAAGAACGTCTGTACTTGCATCAAAAAATATCTTTACTCCCATCCCTATGGTTGAGTAATAAATCTTTTGGATCACTACGGACGAGCAAGCTGCTCCAGACATAGGATCAGATGTAAGTGCAGAGACATCTATTTTGGTTACAGCAGACTCACCAGTTCCATCACTGACATTGGTAAACCTAAAAACTGCTATACGTGGCCCATCTTGTATGGTTTGTGTTGCTACCGCATCAGCCATAACCGCCTCCTATTACGCTATCTGAACGTACTCAATGATGAACGTAAAAGAGCCTGCGGTGGTAGCATCAACCGTGTTAGTAATGTTGCAGTAAATAGTTCTTGCAGTGTCTGTGTATTGAACAGAAGCAGGAGCGGTAGTGCCACTTTGAGTTTGAACAACTAAAGTAGTCAAAGTTACATTGTGTTCAACAACCGTTGTACCGCCATCAAGAATCTCATCAGTTACTGCTGCAACGATCTGTGCGCCAGAACTGGAAGTACCGACCTCATAACCAATGTCACCCGTCCCAATAACTGGTGAGGTGTCACAAAAGATTTTAATGTCAGTGATAATTGTGTTTGCAGGTTGAGTAAACTCACCAATAGTAGGACTGTCGCCCGCCGTGGTGTTAACAGTAACGCCTGTGGCGTATCCAACGTGCTTTACATACTTACCTGTTACGATTCCAGTAGAAGCAATATCTACTACGTCAGTGATCACGCCTGTAGTGGCGTTTTTTGAAATAACCTTAAAGCCATTTTCGGAGCGAACCGCTCCAGAGAAAGTCGTATTAGCCATGTATGTCTCCTGTCTTGGCTAGTGTCAGCTTCTTAAGAAACTGTCAGGATAGTATGGGGCTACCCGAAGATAGCCCATACCGTTTCTTTTTAGCTAGATCCGGGGGAACCAAAAATTCCAAGTGGATCGCTTACCCCAAAGGAGTAACGCTCTCTAGCTTTATATCTCACATTACCAGTATCAAAATCACCGTCCATAGAGTTGGCTAGTGCTTGACGCTCGAAATGCTTCATGCCATTAGGAACATCAGTAATCAAGAACCACGCATTTGTATCCGTGAGATAGTGATTAACTGAGTATCCTTCTGGAATACTGCCATTAGTATATATGGCATTGATATCGTTGTCTGCTGTTCCGACACGACCTTCTGTTTGCAGAATTCTCGTAGCCGTAAACATCAATGCAGGAGGAACAATAAGCTTTCTAGGTCTTGCAGCAATTAGCAAGCCACGCTCATCAGTCCATGCAGCGATAGCAATGATTGCAGATTCTAGTGACGTTTCATTCAAGTCCGTTCCTGTTACAGGCCGGTTATTGTTTTTGCCACCACTAACGAGAGGGTGTCCGTCACCACCAGTTACT